ACCATACAATAATTCTTGAACATTTCTTTGCGCACGAGATAATGTATTATTATATAATGCTAATCCATGTTTTTTATTAAAAAATAAAATTTCAGTTAGTGATGTATCATCAATTGGTTCAGTAGTTAATAGGGTAAAAATATCTTTATTTTCTTCATAAATTTTCTTAATTTTTCTGAAATTTCCAATTTTATCATCATTATCGCTAATATTCGAAATATTAATAAAATGACCAATTTCATTAATAATATTTATTACATTTTTTATTTTTTGATTATCAACATTCACCCATTTTGTAGAATCATTTAAAATCATTATTTTCTTATCTTTACCAGATTTCCATGAAATATATGCTTTGATTTTATCTGGATTTAAACATGAAAATAAGATACGTTGATAATGTTTCATATTTGGTAATGAAAAAGTATACTTTACATATGTTTTATTTTCTACAATATTAGACTCTTCAGAAATATTATTATTATATTGTAAAGATCTATAATCACTACAGTGATCATCCATTGATCCAGATTGATCTGTAATAAAGATTAAAATATCTTTATTTAATACGACATTTGTTAATGGGATAATATTATTTTTCTTTTTTATTAAAAAATTAGTATCATATTTTTCAATAATTAAATTAGTATTATCTGTAGTTGAAGAAACATTTATTGCATTAAATTCTTCTTCTGTAATTGATTGTACATTCATCAGTGTTCCAACTTTAATATTATCCTTATGACCAACAAGAACAATTTCAACATCTAACCATGTATCAATTTCATGAGTTGTTATATCCGCCATTTGTGCAAGTAATTCGTTTTGAATTACTTCTGATGTATTACCTTCTATTGCAATATTATTATTTGACATTTTTGCAAGAGTATCATTATCAAAGTTTTCTTTTAGTCCAATACCTAATGTTGTTATTCTACTTTTAAATTTATTTAAAAAATCATAATTTTCATGTGTCAATGGTTTATTATTATGACCATCAGATAAGAAAAATATTGAACCAGAATTAAATTCTTTTATTTTTTCTAATATTTCAAATGGTATTATAAAATCAGTACCACCCATTGGATTAGATTCATTTGTAAGTTGAATAATTTCATCATATGATAATTTATCTTTAATATAATGATCATTAGAAATATTATTTTTTGATTCATCAGATAAATTCATATTTGTAAAAATTCTTACAGTAGTATCAAATAATAATATTACAATATTAATATTATTAATTTTTGCATATTTGGTATTTAATACCATCGCTTCCTTACATAATTCATATCTTGTTGACATTTCTTCCTTATAATTAATAAATTAATATTATAATAAATTAATTTCATTTTTCACAAATAGTATCATATAATACAACAGGTATTTTATTATTTTTTGATGACTGTTTTACTGGTTGTGATATCATTTTTTGAATTCTAGACAGAGTTAGATTTAATGATATTATCTCATTTTTTTGTTCCTTATTTATTTCTAGTAATCTACTATTTTCTTCTTTTAATTTTTTAATTTGTTCCTCGAATGACATGAGATCTTCACTCATTATAATTTCTATATAGAATAATAATTATATATAAATATATATTCAATTTTTATATAAAAAAATATCTAATATAAATTTTATTATATCCATAAACTGTATTTATTTAATACATCTAATATTATAAGAAATGTCAACATCTGGAATAAACACCTACCTTCTGTTAGACCATATTATGCAATAAAGTGCAATCCTCATCCATTAGTAATATCTGAATTATCAAAACAAAATATTGATTTTGAATGCGCTGCAATATCTGAAATAAAACAATGTCTAAAAACAAAAAAAGATATTATTTATGGTCATCCTCATAAAACTTCTGATGATATATTACAATCTAAAAAATATAATATAGATAAAATTTCATATGATTCTATATCACAATTAGATTTATTATATAAATTATATCCCAATAGTAAACCAATATTACGTATAAAATCAGAAGAAACATTATCAAAAATTAAATTTAATCAAAAATTTGGTGCAAGTGATGAAGAAATAGAAGAATTTATTAATTATCATAAAAAGAATAAGTTTAAATTATATGGTATATCATTTCATGTTGGAAGTAAATGTTACTATCCTGAACAATATATAAAAACAATAGATAAAATTAAAAATTTGATAGATAGATATCAAATAGAGATTAATACAATTGATATAGGGGGAGGATTTCCATCATTTGAAAATAATACAGAAAATGAATTTAAAAATCATGTAAAAGATATTGAAGAATATATAAAAAAATATAAAAGTATATCAAAATATAATTTTGTAGGTGAACCTGGTAGATTTATTGTAGATAATACAATGACATTAATTTTAAATATTATAAATAAAAAACAACAAATAATAAATAATGAGAAACATAATATATATTATATTAATGATGGTATTTATGGATCATTTAATGGTATAATATTTGACGATAGAAAAATTAAATATGAAAATATAGATAAAAAATTAATTAAAACAATTTTATATGGTCAAACATGTGATTCAGTTGATAAAATAGAATGCAATTTACCTGAATTTAATATAGGTGATACAATTAAATTAGATAATTTTGGTGCATATTCTTGGGCGTCATCAACATCTTTTAATGGATTTAAACCTCCAAAAATAATAAAATATTAAATAATATAATAATTAATATTATTTAATACATATCATATTTACCTCGTCTTATATAATATATATCATTGTAATTTTCATCGTCATTATCATCGTCCTCATCATCTTCATCAAATTCATTATAATCATCAATTTCTTCATTATTATTTGTACTAAGATTATCATCATATTCATTATAAATATCTTCATTATTATAACAATGTTCACAAAATAGGTGTTTTTTATCTGAAAATTTAAAATAAATAACTTCTTTCACCTTTTTATTTATAATTATTTTAGGACCACTGAAATCTAATTCTGGATCTGGTTTTTTTCTACAAATTTTATCTTCATTATCATAAAAATATATTTTGAGATTCATTTCTTTACAATGAATACACGAATGCTTATCAAAACATGATTTACAAAAATGTTCTCCATATGTTAAATCACCGTAATATATATTTTCATTGTTTTGACATAATATACATTCTTTTTTCATAAGTCATATATCAGATTATAATTAATATAATTTTATATTTTTAAATATAGAATTAATTAAAATAAAAATATCCACCTACTTTCGTTCCTGTTCCTTCAGAACTTGAGTTTTCGGAAGATTTTTCTTCTGGTTTTTCTTTTTCTTTTGGTGCAACTTGATTAATTTCAGTAGTACTACTCATATCTGGCATTATTGCACCTAAACCACTAGATAAAACACAAACTATACAACATATACAAGATATACAACTACTTAGAGAACTACCACTTGACCCAAAACCAAAATCTTGAGTTATAGTTTGTTTATATTCGAATTTACTCGACATATCACCTGAACTGGAATTACCATTACGTAAATCTGTTTTACTTGTTAAACCAACATCACTAACATTTTTAGTTGTTACTGCATCATCAGTTGACATACCTAATGTATTTTTTACTGTATTTACAATTGCATTACCAACATTCATATTACTAGATAATGTTTGACGTAATATAATATTAGATGAATTACCAATATCTGAAATACTTACATTTCCACCTACACCTTCTACACTGATACCAATTTTTTGATTAGAATCAATAATTTGTGATAATTGAGATAATGATTCTTTGGTAAAATTTTGTGTAACTGCATTTTTAACATGTGTTTCCATTATTCTATTTACGTCTAATTGATTTGTATAGTTTGCAGATAAATGTGATGCCTCTTTTACATCATTTGAAACTACTTGATTAATATTAACATTTGCATCATCGTTTGTAGTAACAATTTTAGTTGGATCTGCACGTGGAATTTGAGATGATACTGTTTGTTCAAGTTTAGTTTCACGTTTAGTTTTAATTGCAGCATCATTTTGATTTGCAATTGATGTTTCTAAATCCGCTTGCATTTTAGACATTGATTCATTATTAGTATTTGTACTAAATTTTGCTAATACATCATTTGCAAGATCTGTTCTTATATTATCAAATGCACTAAATGATAAATTTGCAATATTATTTAAATCAATTGTAGAAGTATTTTTAACATTAGATATATCAACATTACCCGTTACATCTTTAACTGTTATTTCAATAGATTGACTAACTGATACATTTTGTGTTGCAACACTTTTAGTTGATGTAATACTATTTACAACCATTTGATTTACTGATTCAGATATTGCTTTTAAAGAATTACTTGACATAATTATTGTATTTTGATCTACTGTTGTAGATTTATCATATTTATTAAAATTAGCTTGATTATTAATATAATTAGGTGCACACGCTGCTGTATTTTGAGTATTAGCACTTGCTGTACTACCAGATGCACTTATAGGTCCAACACTCGCTGATGCAGATGTACTACTAGAATTTGATTCTATTATACTTTTACATCCTGCACCAGGTTGTGGTTGTGGTGCCATATTACCAACTGATTGTAATGTTGCTGCTGATCCTGAAACGCCAAAACCCGCTACTGCTCCTGACATATTACTATAAATTACGAAAAGAAAATTCTTTTTGTAATTTATGGGCGTAGAAAAATTTTTTAATACATTATTATCTTCTTATAAAGAAAAATTAATAATTCCTTTTAAAAAATCATCTGCAGATATATTATTTTTTGATTTTAATTCAATCATTCATAAAATTTCATCACAAACTGTATCAGATTTAAATTATTTATATAAAATTTTATTAATAGCATTGAATAATCCATCTAAAAAGTTAATAGATTTTTTTGAAAATAAATATCAACATTATAAAAATGTTTTTTATTTATCTATAGATTTTCTTCATACACCATCTGGTATAAAACAATTAATAGATGATATAAAGAAAATAGATATTAATGTGGTAATAATACATCAAATTATAAAACAAATAGAATATTATATTTCTAATATATCTGATTTACAATTAGTATATATTGCAATAGACGGTGTACCAACTATTGGAAAAATATTAGAACAAAGACACCGAAGATATATAGGAGAGATTATAAACTATAAAAATCAACAAACAATTTCATCATTTATATTTAATAAAATACCATATGATTATACAACATATAATGAAACGAAATTTACATTTCATAAATTACATATATCACCTGGAACAAGTTTTATGAAAAAATTAATTAAAAGTATTAAACATCATAATTTTCCTATTAATATTCAAATTAATGACGATACAATTAGTGGTGAAGGTGAATATAAAATTATAAATTATATACGTAATTACAATGATTTATTTTTTGAAAAAAAAATTGTTATTTATAGTCCAGATTCAGACATGATACTACTATCTTCAATTTTACCACATAATATTTTTATATTGAGATATGATCAACAAAAAAATCAAGATTTTATAATGTCTACCGAACTTTTTAAAATAATAATAATAGAATACATTTTAGAATCAAAGAAAAGTATAAATCAAGAAACTCAAAATATAATTAATGATATTATATTTATATTCACTATATTCGGTGATGATTTTATACCTAAATTAAATAGTATACCAATTAATTATAATTTTGATAAAATATTAAATATATACAAATCAATGAATAC